AAACACATCGTGGAAGAAAGGATTGAGAGAGAGGAATTAGCAGAAAAAGTAAAGTTTTATGAGAAAGAGTTTAACATCAACCCACTTAGTTGGAATAAAAAAAGGAAAAGAAAATGAGCAAGGTAAATGATTTTCTTCTTCAGTTTGGGTCTGATAAATTTATGCATTTTATGGCAGGCTCTGCTGGGTTTGCAATTACAGAATCATGGATTGTATTGTCTATATTGGCTTTTGGTAAAGAATTATATGATTATATAGATCATAAAGCATGGTCTAACAAAGATGTGATAGCGACTGTATTAGGCGGCATGTTTTCTTTTGTTTCTATGTATATTTGGAACCTATTACCATTTAAGGTGTTCTGATGGATTTTATGGCTCTATACGGTGAAGCAGGGATGATAGGTGTTGTAGGTGCAATGTTTGTGTATCTAGTAGTATCGCTATCTAATAAATCAGCAAAGCAACAAGAAACTCTAGAAGATTTAAAGACAGAAAACAGGGGTCAATCAGAAACGCTAGAAAATATGGAAGGCATGATTATTAAGTTGATTGAACGCTGGAATAAATCCGATGATAAGTTAGATCGGAAGTTTGATGGAATCACCAAAGAGATTAATGACCTAGACAATCAAATAAGTCGAGTTGAAGGTAGTTTATCTCGCATTAATGGAAAGCACTAATGGATAGCTTAAAGGTTTCTGGTGTATCGTTTATGAATTACGGCATACATCTTGCCGAAATAAACTTGATACTACAATGCATTATAGGTATAATGACTATTGTGTATCTTACATACAAAATAAAAACAGTTAAAAATAGGAGTTAACTATGTTAGCGAAGTTAATAGCAGATGATCTGCTGTCAGATGAGAATGGTGCAGAGGTAATTGCTGAAATAAATAAGTCGGTTGATATACCTATCATTTCGGAAGCCACAGAGCAAAAAATCCTTGAAGCACTTTGGAAAGTGATCAAGTCTGTTTTGCTTAAGAAAATAGGTGTCTAGTGCCTAAACAGCATCTAGTTTTAAATGATTTTTCTGGAGGTCTCAATACCTATCAAGAGTATAGAGACCTTCAGATTAATGAACTCTCCGAGTGTTACAATTTTACATTTCAAAAAGGTAGAACTGTAAGAACTAGAGGTTCTTTTGAAACTCACGGCACTGCCCCTCAGCATGCGGCTACTATTTCTGGTGGATACGGACTTGCATCTTTTGAATCCGACTACTCTTCTACAGAATATGAAGCTGTAGATAGACTCCAGTCTACTAATATAGTTTTTACTGATGACTCTGGAGAGGGCGGAGAAGCTGGATCAGGAACTTTGGTAGGTAGGTTTTTAGAAGCTGGTAATGTGGTAAGTAGTTCTCACACCAACTCAGGTCTGAACGATACGATTGATACAAGCTTAGTTGTTGGTGGGCAAATAGCTATTAGGGGAACAGTAAAGAATAATGGTATTTATACCGTAGGGGGAATAGGAGATAGTATAACCATTGATGGAGTTGCTAATCTAAACGCTATTGAAATAGAATTTGATAGTGGCAGTTTTACAAACGAAACAATAGCCGCTGATTCTACCACTAATGGAGCGGTCAGTATTACTTCTCATGCTCTTGGAGAAAATTCTTTAGTACTGTCAGACGTTGCAAACTCTGAATTGGATGTATACAACCTATCAAGCGATGCATTTACAGCGGGAAGAATATCTACAAAAACATCCGGTGTGATATCTGGTGCGGCCGGAATATCGCCTGAGTATTCTTTTTATATTGTAGACAATGTAGTTAGGGTTAGTGACGGCAAAGATGTTCCGACACTACAAAAAGTAAAGTGGTATGGATACATTAACAGGCACCATTTTAGAGGGGTGCAACATAGCTCTACAGATTTAAGAGGTGATGCTACAGTACATAAAGGTTGGTTTTCAAAAGATAATACACTGGCACCACCTACGAGTGCAAGGACGGCCACAACAAACATATACCCTAGTGCAAACGCTGGATTTAGCATAGATTACGATTCGACAAATGCAAATGAGAATGCTTTCTTTGAAACAAAAACATGGAAGATAGCTCTTAGCTTTGTATATGATGGCAATCAAGAGTCGTTATTATTTATCCCCACTACCAACAACACCTTTACAACGGTGCTTGGCAATGACTTAAGATTAAGGGTGATGGCTAAGATAGGGAGCTCTAGTACTGGATATGATGCAAGGATTAGTGGGGGTAGAATGTATTGCAAAGATAATACTGACGATACTGCAAGCTGGTTGTTGTTAGCCAACATTGATTTAGTAGAGGGTGTTTCTGCTTCACTAACAGGGGACAAAAGCAGTTGGGTTGCCAATAGTGCAACTGAAATCTATGCGGATATAGAATTGATTAATATGAATTTTGACACCTTTGAAAGTATTAATGGTTACTCTCCAGAGATTAGTGCTAATAGCATAGGTCGTTTAGGAGAGGGTTGGAGAACTGGGATTATAGCTAATAGAAGGGCTTTTGTTGCCAATGTAAAAATAAAAAATACATACGATGCAAACATTACAGCGTATGGAGACAGGATTATGTTTAGCCTGCCAAATAGATTTGATACTTTTCCATCTTTTAATTTTATTGATGTAGTTAAGGGTGATGCGGAGGCCTATCTAAAACTTCATTCTTTTGCAGATAGGCTGGTAGCATTGAAACATAATTCTGTTCAGATAATTAATATTTCCTCACCAAGTGAGTCAGGTTGGTTCTTAGAAGAAGATATTAAGAATAATGGGGTCAACCATCCTGCGGCATCTTTTCGCTCCAATAAAGGCATATTATGGGCTAATAAAAAGGGTTTGTTTATATATACAGGTTCACAAATAGCAAACCTTATAGATAAAAAGATAGATCAGTCTGAGTGGTCTTCTTTTATGACAAACTTCTCAATAGTAGGTTATGATGGCAATGCAGATATGGCAATGGTGATTAGAGACTCAGAGAACTCAGCGGACAATCAGGGAGATGCTTACATATACGACTTCAAAACAAATGCTTGGTCTTTTCATTCAGACTTGCTAACAGCCAGTGCTGGCAAGTATACTAATTTTGTTACGGACTACAATGGTGATTTGGTTATTGGCGTTAAGAACTCAACTAATGTAGATATTAAAAAATTTAACTATGCAAGGAATACAGTTATACCAGCAGATGAGGCATATTTTTCTACAAAAGATTTTGATTTTGGATTTCCAAGCCTGAAGAAAAAAATATATTCTATAACCGTAACGTATAAAACCGATAGGAATCAAACCAATCCAATATCATTTGCACTAGACGGTTCTACAACCTTTACAGAGGCAACTGGTAATTTTTTTGATACGTCTAGTTGGAAAAGACTACGGGCAACACTGTCCACTCCTCAGTCCTGCCAGTCTATTAGGATTAGAGTTAAGAATAACACCAACTCAACTAGGGATGGCGATGATGGAATACAGATTAACGATATCAGTGTGGAATATAGACTTATTAAAAAGGGCAGAGTAGCTTCAGACTAATAGCATGTCTTTATTAGAAAGAAAATTCAGAAGAGTTCAGAACAGTAAGGGTAATGCTATATCAGAAAGCAGTAACAAATCTGCTTTGCCCCACCCGCCTTCTAAAAACAATATGTCTGATGGTGAGCAGATTTTTGCTTTTGCAGGAAATAAAACTTTAGCCTTATTTAAAAAATTAAACGGCATTCTTTACAGGGTTAATCTATCACGTGACGGTAATCAAATAGTAGAGGATAAGTTAACGGCGAAAAGGATAGAATACACTAATGCATTTACTGACTACAGAGTTTTTATACACAATTTTCAAGATGATTTGCCCGGTTCTGAGGTTTTTTTGCCATTTTCCTCTCCAAATGAAACAACGGCTTTACTAGAAGAGCAGTCAGCATATTTAACACCATTTAAAATGACGTGCTCTAAAATAATTTTTAGACCAGAAACTTTAAATACCAACGCTACCGATATAGTATTTAAAATTAAAAAGGTAGACAGTGGCGATACAACTGTAGATACGGTAGCGACATTTGACTTTCAAACAACATTTACAAACAACACCAATCATGTTATCACAGAATCTGACTGGGACAATGTTCCCACCGTAGATGCTGGAACTGTAGTAGGTATAAGCATTACTCCGGACAATACAAACATTACTGTATCAGAAACAGACTTTGCTATAACCTCTGTTTGGAGGACAGAGGTTAGAGTTTAATGAAGTTTGCCTCTAGAAAAGTGATAAAATATTTATTAAATTCAAAGGAATTATATCATGCTTAA